AATTCGGAAGGAGACTTAACACCATATTTTTCTAGTTTCTTAGCGAAAAACTCTTTATAAGTTTGTTCTTCATTTAAAAATTCTTTAAAACCCATTTTCTAATTCCTTAATCTACAATAAATACAGATTTATTTTTAATTTTAATTGTAAAATCTTTTAAAAGATCTTTTATTTCATCTTCGTTGTACTTTTTGGCAAAATCGATTTGAGTACCAAAAGAAGTAGGAGTTACAAGTTTTATTTTGTAACCTGCTCCTCGTAGTACTTCTTCAGGCTTTTTCGCTTCGTCAATCTTGTTTTCAGATTCGACGATAGCGCTTTCAAATTTTGCTTCAATTGTTTTATTATTTTCATTTTTTAACAATTCAGTAAAATTCATAATTATTTACCTAATATCGTATTAACTTGTTCTAATGCAGAATCTAAACCATCTTTATCTGCAGTGTCAATGTAAACTTTAGCACCATCTTTACGAGCCATAACACGTACTTTGATTTTAGCTTTAGTGTTATGAACTTCTTTCTTAATAGTAGCAGCGGTGTCAGAATCAACAGCAACGATTGCACGAGTATCAGACTGAACATCAATTTGTTTAGCTTCTTTAGCTGGATGATTTTGTTGAATGTAGTCTTCAACTTTTTTCATTACATCTTCAATTGTGTCATCTTTTACAATCATAGCAATTGTTTTGTTTGTTTTTGGATGAACAATATCTGGTCCATCCATATAAGCCTTCATAAGATGTTTCTTAGCATTTTTTGAAGCACGTTTTTTAACAGCTGCAAGAATTTCTTTTTCTGAGAAAAGCATTGTGTCTACTTCTTGACTAGGATCGTTTCTCATTGGACGCTTGCTAATGATAACAGCTTTATCTTTAATTGCTTCTGATAATGATTGTTCTAAATAATCTTTAAAATTCATTTCTTATTTCCTTAAAGTACAATATCAAATTTGAATAGCATTTCGTTATCTTCAACATGTAATGGAGAAGCAGTAATAGCAAATCTATTAAAGATGAAGTAATTCATAGCACCACTATCTGGATCTTGAGCTTCAACAACGTTACTAACATAAGGAGAGAAAACAGCAGATGATTTAGATGGGTTACGAGAATCAGTTAAACCAACGTAAGCAGTTTCGCTTGTAGCATCTGGGTTCATGAAGAACTTAGTTTGACCAACTTGAGCAAGGAATAAACCTCTTTCGTCTTTATCTTCGCCACCAACGTATGAACTTAGTGAAGCAATACTAGCACCAGGAACATAAGGTAAAACACAGAATGCTTCGTATGTTCTAGCATTTAATGAGTTAGCTCTTAATACCAATTCATGAACTTTCTGAGTAATTTCCATTAAATTAGATTCTGCATTTAAAGAATCACTAAGGTTTAAGTCAGCTTCTGCTTTGGCTTGAGCTTCTAAGAAAGCTAGAGTTCTAGTATTTTCTTGGTCGTTTGATAAACCTCTTAGTAAAGTTCCAACAACTGGACCAACTTCTTTACCGTATTGAGATCTTAAATCTTGAATAGCTTCTTGAGAAATTCCAGTAGCGATTGATTCACTTGGGTAAACTTCAACTTCGTTTCTAACTAGTTCAAAATTTTCTGTACCAGATTTTTTTCTAATGTTAAATAATGCAGCTGTAGGACCGTGCATTGGGATAACAGAAAAGATTTGTCTACCTAAAGATGGTAGAGCTTGTTGTTGATACATTACATCAACTGATAGATTTTCGTCAGTTGTTGCGATTTCTGGAGCATTTGGTCCAGTAGTATCTTCAACAATCTGACTCTTTAAATCGATATTTTCCATGGTATATCTTCCTTTAAGAGTGTTTTGTTTTATTTATATTTATACATCTTGGGAACAATGACTTTTAAAGTCACACCAGTCGCAAAGTCTTGTAGGATTTTTTACGAATGTTTCATCTGTTTCAACGTTGTTTATGAGTTCCATTAATTGACCAACATAGTTATCTAAATGTTCCCTATCAAGATTAATCATATTTTCGTGTTCTTCATGTTCAACATAAACATATGATATCTTAATGGAGTTGATAGATGGGTATCTTTTAAAGAAGTATATTCCGTAGAACATTAACTGATCGTATTCTTGCCATTTAGGTTCTTTGTATTTTCCAGATTTCCAATCACATAGATGAAGTACATCGTCGATTGTACAAATGAAGTCAACAGATCCTCTAAATAAGGCAGTCTTATCTGAGTAAGTTGTAGGTTCTAAGTCTTTAGATAATCCAAAATTGAATTCCCTAATAGATTCCTGTGTAAGGTATTTCTCACCTAGATGTGTGCGAACAAATTTATCAACTATATACTGATAATCTTTCGCTAATTTATGCCTAGCCGGCTCAGGATAATTCTCAATAATAGAATGGATAGCACCACCCTTTAAAAGGGCAGTAATATCTCTCTTGTCTTTTGGCGCTTTATCTAAATAGTTATATTTAAACTTACGATTGCAAGATTTATGAGTACTAAGCTTACTAAAAGAGTATGGCGCGTACTTCATAATCATTCCTTATTTAGCGTTTAACTCACCGATAACATCATCGATTTCGGCATTTGTTTCTAGCCATTCTTTGATAGTTTCTTCTTCGAATAACTGTGAGTCTGTTTTCTTCTTCTCTGCTTTGATTTTATTAAACATTGAAGTAACGATACCAACAGGAACACCTTCTTCTTTAAACTCGTCTTTAAGAGCTTTAATATCCTGATCGATAATTTTCTTATCTTTTAGTAGTTGACCATAACGTTTTGCAAAGCTTTCGATATTTGAGCGAGCTTCTTCTGATGATCTAATTTCCATTCTTCTTTCCTTTTCTTTTTAATTAAAGTTTCAATTCATCTACAACATATTCAGAATATAATTTAAACTGTTCTAAACTTAAACAATTAACATATACAAATTCTGAAGTAATTTTTTCTTTACCGTTAAAATCTACAAATGTAACAGGATGACTTAAGTTAAAAATCACTCTATTTTTTACATCTGCGAATTTCACAGAACTAATTTCATTCTTATTGATAAAACCATTACCAATACCTTGATTAATAAAATTATCATTAAAATACTTAAATTTCTTGATGTTTTCTAAATTCTTAACCATTTCTTGAGAATCTTTAGCATCCCAATAGACATAATCGCTGATTAACTTGGTTTTTTCCGTTCTAGCTGTTTTGTCGAAGTAAGTAATTTCGATATTATAGTTCATATTAAAAATGATTCTTTTATCGTTAATAATATTAATATTACTTACATTCTTTAGATTTACGACTTTGTCGTTTGCTTGTAAAAACAAAGCGATCTCCTTATTCATTTAGTTATTATACTACACTATTTATTAAAGTTCTTCATAGCTTTGCTTTAATTCGAACTTCCGCAGAAATACCACTAAATAAGTTATTAAGAATGAGATCTGAAACATTTATATCGCTATGCTTAAGCTTTAAATCATTCATATCTTTTTCTAAGTACTTATCTGGTTGAATATAAACCTGCGAACCTTTAGCATAATCTAAACTATTTATAAGGCCTGTTTTATCGTTATCTAGAACAAAAACTGGATTTTTCAATTCCTTCAATCTATCATCTGGTAATTTAGCTCCCATTAAAGCAATACTGTTTGGTAATCCACCAGCAATAGCATCAAAGATACCTTCATAAATGAAAACTGGAGAACTCTTATTAATATTGAACCAATTCCATATTTTATAACCGATATTGCTATCATGCATATAAGTATAGAATGTTTTATCTTTAATAGATCTGCTATAAAAACCGTACATTTGATCTTCATAGTACAACGGAATTACAATAGAATCGGTAATCTTATATAGTATTTCGCCGATCTTTAAATCTTGATATCCATAATACCATTTCCCAAAATCTGATTCTTTATATTGATAACCACGACCTTTAAGATACTCTAAAGCTTCAGGAACTTCAGAAATATCTTTAAGGTATGGTGTTAAATCATGTATTAAAACTTCAGTACTTTTCTCTTCTTTCTTTTCTTTAAACGATGCAAAAACATCTTCGGTTTCACCTTTAGCTAATTTCTCTAATGTGTTACCGAAATTTTCTTTCTTGTACTGACTTAACAGAGCAGGATAAAAATCCCTTAAGAATGAATATACTGTCTTGTTGTGAACTGAACAATCGCCATTGAAACAGTTGACATTTGTTACATTACCCTTTGTATATAAGTGAAGACGTTTCATTCTTTTATTTGAACGAGAATCTCCACAGACTGGGCAACGTGCAGCAATGTCAACATCAGTTTCTTTACCGATACTATCTAGTCCAACTGCAAGTTTAAAGTATTTAACATCCAATCTGTTTAACATTTCTTTCCTTCAAAAACTTTTTTAAACTGATTTAATAAAGTCAATAATCTTTGCTTTTTTCCAGCTTTTCTTAGCATCAATACCAACTTCAGCGGCATATTCTAGAAGTTCTGCTTTTGACATTTCTTCAAGAATTACTTCTGGTTTTGTATCAAATGTTTCCGGTTTAGTAAACGGTGAAAACACTTCTTTGATAAAGTTTAACAATCTATTCATTTTCTCTCCTGCAGAACTACCAACCGAAATCATCGGCTGTTAGCTCTCTATTTAATTTAAAGTGATTAGGTAATTCCATTAATATAGATTTTAACTCGTTTTTACTTAAGTATTCCTCAAATTCAGAGTTATTATAATCTGTAGAAGCTTCTTTAAATGAAACAATAATTTTGTTCCAAATGTCAGATGGAATACCTTCCGTCATAACCAAAGTGAAGTTTCTATCATAATTTTTTCTATATAGTGGATGACTATCTAACCAGCTATCCAACGATCCAAATTCAGCGATTTTCTTTTTAAGATTAGATGCACCGAATCTCATATCTTTATAAATGTCTTTAATACCAGTACTTTCTTTTTTACGATTTAATTTGTAAACATCAAATTCAGTAATTAATCTAGCTTTCTCATCATTAGGAATATTAGCTGTTTTAAATTCCATTGGACTAGAGATGTTGTAACCTTCAGCCTTAATGTAATCTAAGAACGATTTACTGAACTCTGTATGGTCTACTACTTTAGGAACGTTATCCGAAGCATCTCCTAGACATACATGTTCCATAATCCAATGTTCCATATTATCGTATTTGTTTTCTGGTACTAACCATTTTTTAGTTAAAGCAGAATACTGATATACATTTTCTGTTTCACGTTGAGCTTGAATCATATCCTTATCAGGTGAATGAATAAGTACCTTTTCGAATTCGCAATATTCTTTTGCAAGAATTAGCATAATATCATCGGCTTCTGCCTTAGGTACTTCAATCACTTTCCAAGGAAGATTTAGTTTAAGCTGTTCAGTTAACAAATCAACTTCTTTGAATACTTCGCCAAAGTCGATATCAGATTCTTCTCTACCCTTTTTTCTTTGTGCTTTGTAGTCTGGATAAAAATCCTTTCTCCAATAGCCTCCCGCTGATTTATCTAAGCAAATAATTACATCACCAAAGTTAGGACCAAACTCTTGTTTGATCCCAAATAGTTCTTGGAGGATGTAGTATTTAGTTAAACCAATAAAATCAGAGGTAACATATTTTCCATTAACCTTCGCAGGTTTAGAATGACTCACGGATGTGTGAATCATTCGATGGATAATAGAACTAAAATCTACTAAAATCATACTTACCTCCTAAGGTAAAGGGTGAAACCCCTTACACTAGTCCGTTAAGAAGATCGTCTAGACTGTTAGATTGAGCTGCGGCTGCTGGAGCAGGCTGTACCGCAGGCTGTGGAGCTGGAGTAGGTTGAGCTGCTGGTTGAACTTCTGCAACTTGAGCAACTGCCGGAGCAGGTTCTGCTGCTAATGGAGCAACTTGTGCAGGAGCGGCAGTAACCATTTCAACATCTGAGAATGTTACCCATTTCATTTTATCTTGTAATTGCTCATAAGTCATAAATGATTCTGGTTTTAGCAGATCAGATAGCTTGTAAGTATTAGCTTTGATATCTTCTAATGCTTCTTCAACTGTACCATAGATAGAGTTAACTTCATTAACTACTTCTGATGAATCATAGTTGATTTGACCATTAGCACCACGTTTAGCAACTAACCTAAATGAGTTACCTTGTAGAGGATTGAACAACTGCTTAGGTTCTGCACCTAGAGCACGATCAGATTCTGCAGGGTCAACAGCATTTTGGATTTTATCCTTCATAGCACCTGACATTTCATAAAGGAAGATTTTACCTTCATTAGCAGGATTAGCAGGATCTTTAACTACTTTGATGTTTGCGATATATTTGATTCCACGACCAAATTGCTTTGCACCTTCTTTGTCATTTGCATTCCAAAGTGCTTGCCATTGTTCTTGGAAAGGACAAGGTTGTCCAATAGATGATGGTGAGAATTCAGAGACAAAACGCTTTTTACCGTTTTTAACGATAGTCGTATTGACTTTGAATAGTTTTTGAATCATTCCTTTCTCTGAATCAGGAAGGAAACGAATTAATGCGGCACCGTTACCGTCTTTGTCTTTAGCTAGTTTATAGAACCTTTCATCAGCTCCGTACTTGTTAGACTCTTTTGCGAATGGGTCTACCCCTACTGCTTCTTTCATTGCGTCGAAATTAAATGCGCTTGCGTCGATCATATGTATATTCCTTTTTTAGTCGATTTGATTTACTATTTTAAAGTCTTTGCGGACATTTCCAAAAATTCTAGTTTATAGACTGTTGCGGTCTACTTCTATATAATAACAAATAACTACTTAATTAAATGTTAATATAAAATTATTTATACTTTTACTGACATTAAAACTTCAAAACCTTCAAGAGATTTATTAGTCATCATGATTCTGTAAGAGTCCCTAGCAGAGTTATATTTAACATCAACTGTATACTCAGATACAGGCAACATTTTAAAATTATCTACAGGAATTTTGATTTCAAATTCTTTAGATGTTTGACAAGCTTTAGTAACACTGAATGTATTAGATTTAGCATTGAACTTGTTTGTAGCACCTAGAGAAACTTTCATATCACCATCTTGAGAAGTAAACAATACTTCAGATAGATCTTTGAAAACACCAGTAGCAGCTTTTAGATTTTTGATATCATCAACTGATAAATCAAAGGTAGCAACCGAAGGTACTTCAGCTGTTTTAGCAAACTGATCTGCTGGCTTGTTGTAAGCGTCCATTAATGCGATATTATCCATGATATAAGAAGATGAAACTCCACCTGCTGTAATATCAATTGTATTTGCATCAATAGCTACTTTACGATCATCTGGGAATAACTTGAATAGATTTAAGAAATCT